CGCCAACGAGGAGGCAGCGGCAAGGGCGGCTCGACGACGCGCCGAGACAACGTTCGCCGCAACGATGCACGAAATGGTCGCAGCGCCCAGCACAGCCGCTGGAATGTAAAGCTTCCAGGTAGCGCGTACCTTGTCCCGGAGGGTTGCTTCCTCTGGGAGATCATGTAGGATATTGCTGACGGGCACGGCCGCACGGTAGGCAGCGACCGAAGTTCCGACCACGCCAGCCACTGCGAATCCGGTGAGTATGTGTGGGGCGTTTCGATTGAGAACAGCGAGAGCTGGACGTACGGTCTTCTGGATGGTGTTGACATTCATGGTTCTCCTTTGTGATGTCGTAAAATGAGACCCTATGCTCTATGTGGAACAGCTAGAGCATAGGGTTTTTCTCACATCCTCGTGGTGCTTTCTATATGGGCTCCTTTCGGAAATGGTGGTCATTATGAATCGTGTTTTTTTCGCGGTGTAGACGTTTCGTGGGTTCCGACGATTGTCGCCAAAACAATCATGATGATCGTGACCCAAACAGCCACCACCATCAACACTCCAAAATACGCATTAGGAGCTGCGTTCCACATGATTGGTGCTGTAACCAACATTGAGAGAAGGCCCATGCAAATAATGTAGGTGTAGAGAACAGCGACTAGAGGTTTCATTCGATGAATCCTTTCTTCTTGAGAGCGGCGGTGTGGAATATGGCGAAGAGAGTCAGCGTGGTGAAGAACCATATGACTACAACCTTGCCAAACGTGCTGAGGATGCTGTGGTACAGGATTCCATAGAAGAACAATCCGTATATACCGACGATTAACGAGAGCCCGAGAGCGTTGGCGATCTTTTCATACATGGCAACTCCTTTCAAAAACTCTATCCGCCGGGTTAGGGCAGATAGAGGTTGATCACTTGTGTGTCGGTTTGCACTGGCGGAACTTGGACGTCTTGGGGCTCTCGGGAGCCTCGGGCACGTCGGCAAGGACTACGCGCTCGGTCTTGGATTCACGATTTGCAATCATCTTTTTCATCGTGCGATCCATGACGCGGTTAACGTAGAGCTTACCGCCGATGCTGACGGCAAGGCCAAAAGCAGCAGCGACAATCTTCGGGTTCATGGTGGTGTCCTTTCAGATAGGTGGTCATTATACATCATGTTAATTTCGCGATCTGAAAATCCACCCCGGGAATTTTTGGGTTTTTGAAAACCCTATGGCCCGCGTCAAAGCCCTATACGCTATGGTGTGAATATAACGTACAGGGCTTTGAGCGGGTCATGGTCAGATGCGAATCTTCGACACGAACCCTACAGCCTTCGAAACGACGGGATGAAGCTGCTCGTAATTCAAGATAAGCAGAATCCCGCTCACCGAAGCACAAGCTGACAAGACTGCATCTGGACTCGGAACCCATCTCTTTTTTTGGTTGAGAGAGTGTAGAGTCTTGATGTCGTCTAGAACAGCCTTGTACTCGGGTGAGCCAGGAAGATGCTCCTCAAGCATATACTTAAGAGCTTCCTCTTCGGCGACTTCGGAAAGCGAAGGGGTTTTGTCAAACATGGCGGGTCCTTTCGTGAGTGGGGCTCATTAAACGCCAAGTTTTTATCGCGTCTCGGTGTCCATTCGACGAACGTCCAGAGTCATAGTGCCTCGACGGAGAACGTCCTCAGTGGGCGTCTCGATCTTGGCGTACGTCTCGTTCTCGGGCGTCACATGGAGCACCCCGTCCTTAGGCGGCTCGTAGTTCTTGCTCGACAGACCGAGCAGAGCACCCAGGAAGGTGTCGATCGCGGTGATCGTGGCAGCGACCTCAGTCGAGGCGGGGAGCCCCCAGATCTGAGCCACTGTCAGATAGAGAGTTGCAGTAGCGGGCAGAACGATGAGAGTCACAAACTTCAGTCGGTCATACCACTGGTTACTCAGAGTCATTCTCTCTCCTAAATGCTGCGGCCTTGGACTTTCTTCGGAAATCTCTAGTGATCTCCATTGGGGTGGAGCGCTTGATCGGCAACTCCTTCACCTCTTCAAACAGCTTTTCGGCGAGGCCGTTTCCACCGAATGCCGAATATGGCTTGATGAGGTACTTGACGAGATCGTCATATTCGTCTTTCAGAATATAACCACGATCCAGATAGGTCATACACAGATGCACTATACGATCGTGAGCGAGCCCCAGCATGAGTTGGGTCTGGGCGTCATGTCGGGCTGAACGAGCCTGAATAAACGCCCAGAAACCACTACTCGCTAGAACTGAAGCCGAAATCGTAATAACGAGCTCCAGTGCATGCGGCACGGATACCTCCTACGTGTATGGGACCACCAAGGGATATGATCCTACCGCTCAGGCTTTGGGATCAGCCGATTGCGAATACCGGACGAACGCCGTGGGTCTCGTTCTGGACACCATCCCCTGAGAACCGAACGGTCGAGCCTCCTCCGATGTTGCTAGCTTCAGCCCCATAAACGCTGTACGTGTTAATATAGGTCTGATCCCGAAGCCAGAAATCAGAATCTCCCGGGTTCCAACCCATAGAGAATAGCTGAAGCTGCCGACTAGAGACCTCATGCAGTCCGTCAGAACCGATCCCTGAAGCCGCCGAGACTCGAGTCCCGTAAATCATGATCTCGTTAGGAATGATGTACTTAACTCGGGGGTCGATCGACTTCGACTTGATCGTTGGAGAAACGAATCCGCCGCCCTCATTCATCTGAGACTGATACGAATCGACGTGCAGCCGGATCGTATTACTATCGAACACGCGAATCACATAGTCATCGCAGCCGTTAATGCTCTGCCAGACCTTGGATCCCCAGAACGAGTTGGTCGACGAGGCGGTCGTATCGTACATCTGCTGTCGATATAGAGGACGATCAGGCATAACAACGATATGTGGAGTAGGCAAGGCGTTGTTGACGTTCCAATAGTTGAAATCAACAATACGCCAAGCCATGTTGTTGTTGAACCAATAATCGCCCAGCCAGAGACCTTCAAACGTCCCCGATGTGATTGCCTTATGCTGATCGGGTGAGATCCGCACGCCGAGATTTCGCCCTCGAATGATGTTTTTATGCATCTCGGGGCTCCCGGTCAGGAGAGCGAATACGAGATCGTCAGCAAGGATCGTCTTGGTGCCTCGATCGCCGTCGGTGATGAAGACATCATTAGATTTGACAGTCTTAACCCTTGCGAAATCCTTAATCTTCATAATCGACCTTTCTCAACCAACGCAGACGCACGCCATGTACCACGAGGTGCCGTTCGAGTTGATGTAGTTAGAAACTCGCTTCTGACAATCGACCGCCAACCAGCTATTCGCGAGTATGGGATCGCTCAGAAGCTTGAAGCGATCGCGAGCAGCAAGCTCCGCGGAGGTGTCACCGTTCGTATCGTAAATACGATCCGGATCGATCTTGAACAGACGGTATTGAACGTTCCCGTTCTGCGGGTGCGAGTCTGATCCGACTAGAGAGCGCATAGAAACCACGCGGTTTCCGAAGACCTCAACCTCGTTCGGGAGAAACACGCTGACCATCTTCTCGGGCGCTGATGCTATAACACCGTTGTTCACCGAAGCCGAATTATGCTTATAGATCCCAACGATCGAAGCGCCCTTATCCCACCAGTGATCGATACAGGTACTCTGAATGTCTGACGCGCCAGCGGTGACGAAATTACTACCCCAATATCCGTTGGCATTGGTGTTGGTTGAATACATCGCACCGCGAGTGGTTCCAGACGTGCAACAAAGAACCATGTGATTACGCGTCACGCGACCGGGCTGCTTGTAGTAATTGAAGTCGACAATATACCACTTGCGATTATTCTTGTCTGTGTACCAGTCTCCGATTACTGGAGGTTTCCAAAGCGAATCGACTCCAGCAGGCTTATACTCGTAGTTGCAACCCGCTCGAACCCAAGAGATATCAGCTTCCGGAATTGCCCCCGTAGGATGTTGGCCATCAGCGTTCCGACCCCAGGTAGTACCACCGTTAGGATATGGGTTGGTCGCCATGAATGGGTTGACGACTAGAGCTAGCTGTTCGAGCTTAGACAGCTGGTTCAGAATAATGCCCAAACCCTTACCCGGGGCCCCGGTAGGACCCTTTTCTCCCACAGGTCCCTGGGGTCCGGGAGGACCGGCAGGTCCCTGAGGGCCTACAGGACCAGCTTCGCCCGTGCCCCCCTGAGGACCTGGAGCGCCTGTGGGGCCAGGGAGTCCGTTGGGACCGGCATCGCCTCTAGGACCCTTTTCTCCCGGAGGACCCTTGTCGCCAGTCGGTCCTGCCGGCCCCTTATCGCCAGTTGGTCCCTTAGCTCCGGGAGCACCGCCTCCACCAGCTCCTCCGGCACCTGGAGGCCCAGGTGGTCCCTGAGGCCCAGCGGGACCACGTTCGCCTGGATCACCCTTCGGGCCACGTTCCCCGGGAGGGCCGGCAGGACCACGTTCGCCGGGAGCGCCGTTCTGGCCGGGCTCACCCTTGGGTCCGGGAGGTCCCTGCTTACCCTCGATACCGCCGCCGACATCGCTGATGACGTAGCGCTTAAGGTCCTCCATATATAGAGTGTTCGTACCTGTATCGGTATCGACCACAAGAGCGTCCGCAGGGGACGTGTTGACTCGGTCGGGATACTTGCCATTCCACCGAGTAGGCTTAATATCAGGCATTGATTACCCCTTACTGCAACTTGTAGACTCGTCGGCCGATAACTGGAGAACCCATAGAATCGAACAGCGTGAGACCGTTGTTGTCTTCGATGGTATCATAAATAAGACGCTCGTCATCTGAGCCCTCGCCGAGAAGCTCCCGCATTCGGTCGATCTGCATCTGAAGCTTTGCCGCCTGGTTGCCAGACAGCTTGTCTTCCATATAGAGGACCCACTCGTCGTACTTCTGCTTGAAGCTGGCGAAGAGGTCCCTCTTTGCGTCATCCGTCACCTTCTGAGCGTCTGTAAACCAGTGCTCCCAGGAAGAACGCCACTCGTCGACTAGCGTGTCGATCTGCAACGTCTGTAGTGGCCCTGTGATGAACGGGCAGGACGACGTCCCTCGGTTGTTGACGATCGACCAGGCATAGATGTTTGGAACACCTCGGGTCACTCGAACATATGCGAGAGGGAACTGACCCTTAACGTTCGAGTTGTATAGAGCGGGCCGCTGCGGACTCTTGGACGGGGTCCCCTTGATCGCCTTGAACTCGGATCGTCGGACTGTGGGGTTCTTGTCGACCTCGATAACGATGGCGTCAATACGATCGTAAAGTGTATCCGGGCCATCGATATTCAGTCGGAAGTCCTCGCTGTTGTCGATCCACGTGTCCATGAACCAGGCTCGCCCTGGCTTGATGGTTACGAATGATCCCGTGGTAACGTTGTTTCGTCCCGCGGAAACCTCGAGGGCCTGGCCGACGTTGAGGAAGATACCATCGGTAATGATCCCCCGGAAAAGCGATCCGAACTGATCCGCGGAGTATTTTCGGTCCCCATTCGTGGAACTATAAAAGCCATAAGTAACAGCCATAGTTACCCCTCTTGATTGTAGTAAGTTTCGAATGTGGGGTATTCATTCCAACCCTCATCGGGGGTGTATGAACGAATATACTCAGTCACTCGACCGACACTCATGATGCCCAGTCGGTTCTGGATTTGGACGACGTCTCCCATTTTGAAGTCTTCGCCAAACTTCCACTGAGAAGTGGGGACTAGCTCGCCATCGTAGACACTTGTTACAGTGTGATCGACCAACTTCTCTCGTCCGCGCTGCTCGAGCATGGCGAGATACTCTTGGGTGGAGATTATGTTGTCGCCCGCGTTCTTACTCTGAATATCTCGAGCATCGATGAATATCTCTTTTCGACGCCACCCAGAGTTAGTCCTAGCCTGGAAGATCGCCGGAGTTCCCTTTCGGTCCGCCCAACGACCCTTTCGGTCTTTGCCCTCACCCTCACCAGCGACGTATGCGATAGTCTTCTCTTTCTCTGCCGACGTCAGATACTTAGTCTTCCTAAGATTATCATAGTCGGGCGAGAAGATCACATACGGATTCTTTTGCTGATTGAAATGTCTCTCTACACCCCAATAAAGCTGGAACTGATATCGCTCCATACGAGGAAAGGTTGGACGATATGGCATTCGATATCCGACATGTCGTTCTTGACATAGTTTTTGGATAAGCTCGAGGCAGTTATCGCCGGTATACTGTGCACTGATATTCCCGCCTTGATCGGCTGGCATGTTTTCAGGCCAGATCCAAGTCAGCTCGTTCATCTTTCGAGCGGTATTCTGAGGGTTTAAGACGTTTTGATTCAGAATACCAAAGATGACGTTCATGAAGCTGTAATTAACGATCATCGTCGTCGGAATGATTCGACGGTCGAGAAGCGAGTCATACGTCCGCCCTTTAAGCGTCACGTAATCGCCCTGATCTTCGTCCGTGGTCATTTCGATCGATTCGACGAGCATGTAGTCACCGGACTGAGGGAAATAGATTCCATCGTGATGCTCGATAGGACCTTTCATGGCCTCGTCAGCGGGAATCTTCAACTCGAAGTCTCCACACTTATTGTATCGAACCGTCCAAATTGCGGAGCTAATCTTATCAATGACACGTTTGGTATTCATGTCATAATCCACGAGAAATACGTGCATATTATACTCCAGAATATCGAACTTCAACCTCGAGTGAGACCAGCATGTTGTCTCGACCCTCTTTGGCTTGGAAATACATGACATTCCGTCCAGGGCGAATGGTAAGCCAATCATTATTCAGCGGAATGCACTGGATAATATTAATCTCTTTCCATGTTCCGGCCCTGCGAAGCGTAACGTGTTTGTTTCCCTGCTGCGAGGTGATCGTTACGACGTCACCTTTATCGAGTTGTGTCTTTTGACCGATACGATCGAAGTATTTGGTATCGACGTAAAACTTCTCGCCCGTGAAACGGTTCCAAATAGAGAAGTCCTTAACCGTACCAGTCGCAGCTACCGTGATGGTTACGCCGGTTTCAGCGTCACCAGAATACTCGATAAGAGTCTCAGACTCTGACTTTCGTTTAGAAATCTCGATCGTCGGACTAGTCGGCGTCGGGTCCTGGAACTCGAACTCCATATTCGGCTCGTCAAGCTGGAAAGGAAATACCTCATAGCGGCTAGCGCCGAGACCGTGAAAGAACGGATCTGGACAGATGATCGAAATGGCGACCTCTTCCTTCTCCGTAAATATAACCGGATCTATAGATTCGACCCAACCTTTAATGTGAAGATGCCGATAATCCGTATGGAACTCGAGGCAGACTTCGCGACTCGGCTGAAAAATGCGATAGAGCTTATGACGAGCGCGCTCCACATCAGGTTGGGTCAGAAGACCCAGGGTGAGCGAGATGTTTCGCCCGCCCACCCTAGCGCCATTGAAAGCATCGCCGTCATTGGAAGCGATCGATGATGTATGAATGGTGGCTTTAGCGGGCCCAATGCCATCGACGTTGAGCACCGCTATACCATCTTCATAAGGATCGTTCAGTGTAAGCTCCAATCGCTCGTCCGCGTAGGAAATCGCAGCGATGGACTTAATCACCGTTCAAGAACCCCCTTAGCCATTGACAGCTGATTCTTCGTCTGGCGATAAATCTCGGTAGGAGACAACGCCTTCGGAGATGTATTGTTCTGAATGAACTGAATTTGTGTGGGCTTCTGCACCCGCTTTTGCTCCTCTTCCAGAGCAAGTTGTTTGCGCATGATCTCGTTGAGCATGTAGGTCGTAACGAGGCGTCCGCCGCCGTCGCGAATCCCCCATCCTGCGAGATCCCGGTGACGTTCCTCGAACGAGCGCCATCCCTCAAGACTGACCCCCGCCTTGAACATTCCAGATGTATTCGAAAGAGCCTTACGGACACCCTTCATGTTCAGAACGGGTTTGATCTGAGGTCGAGCCAAGACCATCTCGTTGAGCTTCTGCTCTTCGACGGCCTTCTGGAACGACTTGATCGACTTGATCGCCAGCGTACGTGTAGACTTCTCGGCATGATGCGTATTGTTGTTCACGCCTACGATGAAGCCCTCAACCACGTGCTTACCAACCTTCTTGAACTCTCGGGAAGGAGATTTAATCCCGAGGGCCCATTTAGCGGCCGAGAGAGCCCCCTGAGCCATGCTGGACGCAGTATCCTTAACGGACTGAATACCATTGTTAATGGCATTCTTGGTTCCGTCAATGATCGCCTGGCCGATACCCTTAGCCTTCTCCTTGACTTCGGAGACCTGCTCCTGAAGCGCGAGCTTCCCCTGGTTGATGAACTCCTTGATCAGCTCTCGGATGGCCTTTCGGAGTGCCGGTCCGTTATCATGCAGCGCCTGTGTCATGGCGTTGATGAAGTCGATAACCAGCTTCCAACCAGCATCAACAATCTCTGGGAGCCTTGCGCGGACCGCAGAAATGAAGTTGAGCACAATATCAATCGCGATATTGGTGGCTTCACCGACGTGGTCCCGCATAGCACGAAGGAAGGCCAGAATAATTGTCCAACCAGTATCGATGATATTTGGAATACACGTCTTAGCCGCTTCACAAAGACAATTGATAATTGTGATGGCAAGCTCGGTGAACTTAGGCAGCAGCTCAATGCCTGCGTCAATCATCGAGCCGATGATCGTTACAAAGTTAGCCTTGATTGTCTCAACGTTGTTGGCGAGAGTCGTCGTGAAGTTGACAAATGCCTCGGCCAGAGTCGTTCCAAACTTAGGAATCGATTCCGCCAGAGCGTCCAGCGTCGCCTTAAGGGCGTCGAGTCCGACGGTCCCAACAGCGACCAGCGTACCCAATCCCGCGGCGAACAGAAACACACCAGTTCCAGCCAAGGCCACGGCCAAACCGATCATCGTAATAGCGGCGGCAAGACCCATAAGAGGAAGAACCACTGGCGTCACTGCATATCCAGCAATCACGAAGACGGCTAGAGTACCCGCAAGCATCGCAAGCCCCTTGGCGATCTCTCCCCAGGACAGCTTACTGAAGCCCATGAGCACCGGATAGAGACCCATAAGGGCCGCCGCAACCACACCGAGAGCAATCGCACCTGGGAGAGCGAACGTCATGGCCGTAACGCCCGCTGCGAGAATCAACAGAGTCCCGCCGAGCATCACCATGGATTTCCCAATCTCGCTCCATGACATCTTACCCCACTTCTCCATGACTCCGCCGATAACCTTCAGACCGTAAGCAGCCACGACAAGTCCGGCAGCGGCAAGAAGTCCAGTGGGTGGAACGAGCGCCATGAATGCTCCCACAGCTGCCAGAGCAACACCCATGGAAATAAGACCCTTAGCGAGAGTCTTCCAGTTCTGCTTTCCGAGGTCTATAACAACATCGGAAATTCTCTCGATAGCCATCGCGATGATGAACAACCCAGCAGCGCTTAGAAGGCTGCTAGCTCCTCCCGAGAAATGAGAGAAGGCCGCAACCGCTGCGAGAATGACCACGACCGAACCGAGACCCTTGGCTAGTTCCTTCCATCGAGTCTCGCCGAGCTTCTTAATCGGCTTGACGAGCATATCGATAGCGAAGGCAATAGCAACGATGGCTAAAGCTCCTCGAATTGTCGACCCGGTGCCAGCGAACTTCATAGCGATCACGATTGCTGCTAGAAGCACGAGAACAGCGCCAAGACCTTTAAGAAGCTTCTTCCAGTCGATCTCGCCCAAGCGTTCAACAGCGCCGACCAACATCCGAATCGCAAACGCAATAAGGATCATAGCCGCCGCGGCCTTGAGAGAGGATCCATTATCCGAGTCCATGAACTTCATAGCGAGTGTGATACCCGCGAGAAGCGCGATCGTAGCGCCAAGACCCTTAAGAAGGCCCTTCCATTCGATCTTGCTTAGCTTTTCAACAGCACTCGAGAGAACCCGAATGGCGAAAGCGATAAGCACCAAAGCCGCTGTGGCCTTGATAATATCGGTGGTACTCTTAGTATCAACGATACTTGTGAACATGGCAAGCGATGCGCCAAGCTGCCCCATCATCACGGAAATAGCACCCGTAGCCTTCAGAAGCGAAGACGCCGGAATCCGAGAAATGGTGTAAACGCATGCGGTCAAGATACCGATAGCGACAGCGATCGTCATAAGCTGAGCGACCTTGAGGGTGCTCTGCATCTCTTTAAGGGAGTCTGTCAGAGCCGAGAAGGCATCCTTAATTCGTGTGATCAAACCAGGCGAATCGTCTCCACCCTTCTTGAACTTCTCGATGATGCCCTGTACGCCACCCATCACATCGGAGAACTTCTTGAGCGCTCCGAGACCACCAACGGTCAGAAGACTCTTCAAGATATCGTCCAGAGACATCCCGCTGGCAATCTTACCGACGACCTCGAAGACCTTATCGAATGCGGACTTGATGTATGGGGCGACCTTTCGGACAGCCTTAAGAAGTCCCTCGAACGCGGCCTTAAGTTTCTCGAGTACGAACTTGGCACCCTCGCCGGACTTCTGTGCGACGGTCAGTGCCTGATCATATCGAGTGAATACTCCAAGGACCTTGGAAATGGCGTCCTTGACTCCGGACATGGAGTCTTTGAAGCCTTCCCAAGCAGCCTTAAGTCCTTCGACCAGGTGGATCGATTTAGCCCAGTCTCCAACAGCCTTAACTACGCCGCTGACGAACGAGATAATACTTCGGATAACGCCTGAGACAATATCGCCGAAACCCTCGATAAACCGCTGGAGACGTCCTGAACCGGTAAGGAACTGATCGAGACGTACCGCAAGATCCCCAAGCTTTGCCGAGAATGACAGTACACCACCAGCGCCAGATCCGAAAGCCGAGAATATCTTCCCGAAGACCACACCAACAGACTTTACGATCGTCACGCCGATATGGAGAATCGAGAACACTCCCTTGAATGCGCGAGCGATCTTATCGATGGTTCCTTGACTGGGAACGAGCTTCTGGATAAATGTCGAGAAGCCATGAGTCATCTTCAGAAGGGTCTGCGCGGTCATCGGCGGGAATACCTGTTGCCAGGCCTTACCGATGGCCGAGAAGAGCGGAACAATTCCCTTGACCGTGTTTATCAGAGCATTAATAACTTCGGTACGACCGCCGAGGTCCTTCCACCCCTGAAGCATCTGGTTTCGAGCTTTAGACATACCCGAAAGAGTTCCAGTGATGGCATTCCCGACGGTGGTCCACAGCTGGGAAGCTTCCTCGAAGTCGCCGAGCAGAATCTGCCAGGTCTCAGCCCATCCGGATCCCATCTCCTCCTTGACCACATCGACCAACTGAGAGAAGGTCTTGATCTTGGTGGCGGCGTCCAGACCTGTCTGGGCAAGCTCCTGAATCTGGGCGATTTCCTCATCGGTGTAACCCATTGTTCGGAGCTGCTCTTCGTTATACTCCCCCGCCATCTGTGACAGAGTTTCGAGCATAATCGACGAGTCAAGCCAACCCTTGGAAAGGGATGCTCGGAAGGATCCTTCCTTGGCGATGAGCTCATCAACATGAACTCCATGCGCCCGGGCAGTCCTCTTAAGAGCGTTCTGGAACTGCTCGCCGCCCATACCGGCGTTCTCGACAGACATCCAGTCCTGAAGCTTGACCGTTCCCGAAGAAATGGCCTGCGACATCTGGAACATCGCTCGAGAAGCCTCTTGTGAGTTAACACCAGCAACGGCCGCGAACTGCGAAAGTCCCTTAATCGCCGAGGTGGATTCTTTAAGTCCAACGCCGGCGGCTGTAAACAGCGAAGCGTTCTTCGTCATGTCCGAGAACGAATAAATCGTCTGGTCGGCGTAGTTGTTGAGTTCCTTCAAAGCCGCGTTAACGGTCTGAATAGACTCGCCCTTGGACTTGGTGTTGTTCAGGATGGTCTGGACAGAGTTTAGACCCTGCTCATACTCCGCAAAACCATCCTTCATCGGTTTGAATGAAAGAGAGTTAAGCGCGCTTCCCACCTTGGATGCGATAGTTGTCGCAATATTACCGAGTGCAGTACCGGCGGCAATAGCCAAAGTCGAGAAGCCGTTGCGAGCGCTTTCGAGTCCGCTCAGAATCGGGTTGAAGTTGACCTTGTTGATGGCCCCCGAGACCTCGGCCATGCCCTGCCCGGCGCCCTTGAGGTTCAACTTCTGCTTGAGCCTATCTAGAAGGCCTAGGGACTTGTTGACGTTGTTGGAAAACTGGTCAGCGTTGAATTTCAGCGATACAATTCGCTCGTCAATACTAGCCACTCTTCAAAGCCCCCTCTACGTCACGTAGTATTTGTTCGAAAATAGGGCGCAAAGCCGGGTTTATGTAGTCGATACCCCGGACGTAACCGCCGTTACGGGTTCCGTGGCCGTACTGAAGACCAACAGCCACGTTGAACCCGTTCTCGATATGGTCGTTCTTCCAAACAATCTCGGCGCTCTTACCTTTGCGTTTGACTTCGTACGACCATGAGCCGGCAGTTCTGCCGGAGGCAACCGGAGTGGCTTTAGACAGCGCGTTCACGCCCTTACTCCCGGCGGCGTCAAGAACCTTCAGGTACTTACCGTCGCGGAGTCCTTTCAACCAGGACTCGGTTTGGGAGTAGTCTCCAGTAGAGCTGAACGTAAAGTCCATCCAATTGCCTCCTAACTACCATTTTGACGTTTACGGCTGCTCGGCCCTATCAAGCATCGAGTTGACTCGAGCGTTGGTGTCGGGTCCGTAGATCCTGTCGACCTCAGCGCCTACGGCTGCCTGGACGTTCTCGACAGTGGCGTCGTGAGCCTCCTCTGAGGCGTCGCCCCAGATTCCGTCCTGATCGGTACCCACGACAGACTGCGTGAACTGCACGCCATACGGGAAGGAGTTACCTCCCCAGTTAGACGCAGCAGCAAGAGCATAACAGCGAGCGCGGGTGTTGGGGCCGGCCACGTTGTCGGGAGTGGCGCGGACAGCCCGCTGAAGGGCCCGGATGTCGGCGGGACCAGACGGCGTAGCCCCCGTAGAGGCTCCGGAATCAGAGTACGCCGGGCGGATCACGTATGCGATCGACTCGCTCCGGACTCGGCGCCAAACACCGTTACCGGCGGACTGAGAACCGTAGCTACCGGACGACGTGTTACCCTCAATGGTCTGGAGCGTACCGCCGCCGAGGTTCTTCTCAACGAACCCGACGTGGTCAGTACCACCACCGTCCCAGTTGAAGATGAGGACATCTCCCGGCTGGGCGTCGTAAACCGACACAAAGTAAGCGTCAGGATGCTGGCGGACCTTGTTGACGGTGTAGTCGGTGTTGAAAGAGAATCCGCCAATCGCATCGATCTGGCCACACTCGTCCAAGCACATGGAGACAAACAGCATACACCACCAGATGCTGTCGGAAGGTCCGGCAAGCCACTGCTGCCCGGTCTTATTAGCCCAATAGCGACCGGCCTCGGAGCCGGGCTCCGGGTCATCAGGAGCGTAATAGCCGATCCGTGCGGCTGCTCGAGCTAGAACCTGCTGTGCGACACTCACCGCATTACCTCCGTAGTCTGAGAGACATGAATACCGGCATCCTCCATAGGATCGGTACCGATATGGACCTGAGGCGCGAAAGCCTCCTCAGGGTACTCTTCTGCGGAACTCATACTCTATCCTTTCGTTCCATACATCGCTCGGCGACGTTCGTTCTCAGCACGATAGTCTCTAGAAATTTCGTCTATGGGGCGCTTCGGCGCGTTGGGATTGGCTTGTTCGTTCTTGATGTTATTGATCCGGATAAGCATCAGCAAACGATTTATGTTCCAAGTCTCGCACGAGAAGGGAATATCGAGAGCGACAAGCCAATAGTAGATTAACTCTGTGGTGGTTAATTCAGGGCTCTCTTTTTCTTTACCAGGACGAGTTTTAATCGTCGAAGCAGTCCTAGTATCCGTCATGTAGGAGAAGACCTGTTCTATATGTTTAGGTGTCAAACCTAAAATCAGGTCGTCGGAAATTTCTCCATCCAGAGACATACACCGGATGTAGTAGATCACTTCGTCCATGGTTTCGGGAGGGTAGTGTAGAAACGCTCGTTTCCACTCAGACTCCCATTTTGACATAGACAACAAGCTATGCTCGAGGTGGATAGTCCCGCCCCCACGATACTCAAAAGTTTCAGTCTCTTCGTTGTAGAATTCGATCGAATCAATTGTTAACGTAAGCACGGGACTATCCTAATCTAAATCACGGACCGACCTGGCCGGTGATACCGAGGGTCGCGAAGACCTCGTCGGGGAGGAGGAGCTTCGAGTCCTCAGAAGCGGTTCCGTAGATCTTGTCGGTGATCTTCTTGAGATCCGCTGCCTGGAACTCGGACGCAAGAAGCGTGATGGACGAGACTGGGTTGAACCCAGCAAGAGGAACCGGGGTCGACTTGGCTTCCCACGAGAACGCGATGGGCTCGGGAGAGTCGTTGATAGACTCGTAGCCCTTCTCGGAGGGAGCGGCGAGAAGCCCATAGACCAGGTGGATCTTGTAGTCTGCGTCCTGACCATCGGTGTCGTTACCGACCTTGGTGCGGTAAGACATGGCGAAAGACGCGCGCTCCTGCTGTCCGACCTGGAGGCCCTTCTTAGGCGTGGAGACACCGTCACAGGCGAGGAACTCGTCCGGGTAGGTGTAGGCCTCAATGGTGGCGGCGAACTCCTCTGCGGAGACCATGTTCAGGTACGCGATGTTGTCCGCATACTTCTTGTTACCCTCCGCACCGGAAGGCTTCTCGGTAACCTTAGTAAGGCCGTTCCAAGCGACGCCCTTTCCATAGGACTTCTTGGACTTGTCCCAGACAAACAGGACGCCATGGTCGACACCGGACTCATACCGGTGCTCTCCAATCTTGTCCCACTCGATGACTGCCATTCTATCTCCTAGTAATAGAGTCTGAAAACTTGATGGTAGAGACCGTTGGCGACGAACATTCGGTCTGTAGTACACCCTGGAAGATCCGCGATCTTGTCGGGAAGCGGGTCATCGGGATTTCTGTATATAACAGTTACCGAGTACCGCTTGATGTGGCGATACGGAATGTTATCCGCATGGCGAGTGTTACGATCCTCCAACTCGTAAACTATGTAGGGAACTGATCCGGCCAAACGGGGAGGTGCTTGAAAATAGACCTCTTTATTGCCCGCAGTTTCCTCTAAGAGTTTTTGGAGATCAGTTCGAAGGCCCATTATAAATACCTCCGACTGTGAGGATCACACGGGGGTACCGAATCTCGACATTGGTGACGACAAATCGATACCCCATCCAAACCACATACCTGATGTTGAACATGTCCTGGATGGCGCTGTTGTCCGCAATAATGCTAATGCTGTTATTTACGTTAAGACGCCCGTGCACGTTGTCTTCATCAGATCGCAAGTTTCGCTGCCCACGGAGTACATCGCCGATGAAGAAGCGTTCGTCAATCTTCTCTTCATAGACCCCGGGGCTCGTCTCTTCATACTTGACGAACCCCACACTCCCTGCGAAACGTGCCATTTTGACCTATCAGACCTCGGGGACGACCGGAGTGTCGGCCTGCTTACGCTCGATGACGATAGCAGTCTTCGGCTGGGTCAGAGCACCTGAGCAACGAGTCTCAAGCAGGTACTTGAACTGGTTGAAGTCGATGTCGAAGTCGTCGAACATGTTGACCTCACCGCCCTTGTCTGCCCCGATCGTGTAATCGGCGATGTTGACGATGATACCCAGAAGGTCGACCTTGCCATTCTTCTTGGTGTCTCGAGCGGCACCCTTCATGACCGGAACCTCGACGATGTCGGCAACGCCCAGCGCGGAGGCCAGAGAAGCCTTGGTCTCGTAGAGGCGACGGCCGATCTTGTCCTTGAGCAGGAGGAGGTCGGTGACAATCGTCTTGGTCGTGTAAAGGGTGGGCGTCCCAGTACCCTCGTAGTCGGCGAAAGCCTTGATGAAGGCGTCGACGAGGTCCTCACCGACAACCTTCTTGTCGAGGATAACCTTGATCGAGTAGAGCTCGTCATCCTTCCAGATAGGACGGATGTTCTCCTCGTTGATCTTGTCCTGGGAAGAGATGTCGCGACCGTCGCCGATCAGAGCCGCGCGAGCGAGCTCCTCATCAAGCATGAGACGCATCTCCTTCTTGACCCAGGCGATGACGTTCAGGTCGGTGATGTCAACAAGGTCATCACGGTCGAACTTCTGCTTCTTGTAGATGGTGGTAGGTGTCGTCACTCGCTTGAGGAGCTTGAACACCTCCTCCTTCTTCTTATTGCCCTTGACATAACCAAGAGCACGAGCCTTGTCATCGGTGATGTCCGCGTGAATAGACTTGATTCGGGAGAACGGAGAGTGCTTGGCCCCGTTGAGAACGCTTGCAACCCAATCAGTCCGACGCTTGATGAAGGTGGGCTCGTCCGTGACTGCCCGGGCGTCGGGGAACAGAATATCGATGTTATCGATGCCGTAAGTTCCCGCGTGGGAAAGGAATGCGTCCTTGAAGGAGCTGAGGTTGTGAGACCGAGCGTCGTCCAGAGCGTCCGCGACAGCGGAGTGAGCCAGAGCGTACTCGTCGTCGGAACCGGTCATAGTGTTCTCGTTCTCGAAGATGTTGGAGTGCATAGCCTCGTCTTCCTCGTTGTCGTCGTTGTTGTCGTTGTCGCCCTCGGCGTCCTCAAGCGCCTGACCGATCACATAATACACAGCATCCTTCTGCTTGTCCGTGAGGGTTTCAAGGACATCTGCGACGGTCTCTTCAGAATCGGCCACTTCATTCTCCTTAGAGTTATTCTCTTCGGGCTCATCTCCGTGACTCAGAGAGAGACCTGTATGGATAATCGCTTCATCAAGCTCCTCGACAGAACCGTCAGAATGCTGGAGGGACACATTATCGATTCGAGCCCCCGGGTTGGCACCCGAAAGAACAAGACTCACCTCGACGATGTTTCCGTGAAGAACATCCCCACCTCTCTGAGTCAACTTATTGGCGAAGATCGACAGACTAGTCACATCGCCGTGCTCTACAAGCTCCTTCGCGGTTACTGCGTATTCGCTCTTGTTAAACTTGCCGTAGCAGTATACGCCGTCCTTACGATTCTCGAGCTTAGCGTGTCCGAGAACGTTATCGGGCGAATCGTGACCGTGCTGCCAAACGAGCGGGACGATTCCGCCATCGTTATCAACGAATGCGTCGGAACGGATAGTTCGCCCATCAGAGCAGCGCAGGTCGTTTCGAGTAGCGTAGCCACTAAAGTCGAAGTCGTGCTTCGAAACTCCCATTTTGACTACTCCTCCTGTTCATCGTAGTATGTCGGATCAGTATACTCTGGATAGCTGTTGCCTCCATACGAGTCGATCTGATTGACGTTGGGATTGCCGAGCTGGTCAGCGATAGGCTCGTCCGACTGCGGGAATCCAAACACCGGACGCAGTTCATTACCGGTCAGAACCTGGTTACGAATTAGAATGTCGGCGACATTCGCAAGTCCAGTGATCGTAGTGTTACGGAACACGTCTCGCTGATAGATTACCCGCTGTCCCTGCGTCCGAGCGGTCTTAGTCAGGAACGTTCGGTTCATCGAATCCGCGATAGCCGCCACTATTGGTTCGACGCAGCGATTCCAATAGTTGAGCATCATCTCTTCAGTCGCCTTGCCCTGGAAGACGTCCGCCGGCATTCCGAGCCGATTGTAAAGCTCCTCGTTAAGGAACTTAATCTGATCCAGAAGATTATTCTCGGCGGGACGATTAAGCTGAGTAATCTTCTCAGTGCCGTCGGTGTAAACGATGCCATGAGGAGAGTTATTCAACTGCTCATCGATCATCGCTTGACGTTTCTTGGCCTGCTCTTGGCGAGCCTCCGACTTGATTACGTAGGGGAGCTGGATGATCAGATCCAACTTACCCTTGCCCGCGGCTTCATCTATCGAATCCAGGATTGACAGCTTCCGCTGAAGCCTTGAGATTGTTGAGTTGGGCCCGTTCATAACATCGGCCATCGGATTCTCAACGATTGCCACGGACTTCTTCGGCATGAGGATCTCATGCTTCTGTCCGTCTTCATCGTTGTATACCTCGACCGTGACATATCGCGGCCGCCAATCAACAACGCGACCAACCCGCATAGAACGAATATCGAAAGACTCGGTCTCTTTAGGATTCAACGTGGTGTCGACCGGAACGAGAGCGACTGCGCCCTCATCGAACAGACTAAGTACCAGACTTTGGATGAAAGGTCGAATTGTCTGATCGAGATTTGGAGCGACGCTTAGACATTCGTTCAAGTCCGATCGCATCTCTTCCTTGAATCTACCATTTTGATCGACTCGAACATGGCGGAAGTTTACTGAAGAGACGTCAATTGCGATCTGGTTATAGATCGTCTTGATTAGTGATTTGTCGTTCGGAAGAAGCCGCCTAGTTACCGAAGACGGTCGCATGGTGGTTACCGGTCCAGAGGTCCAGTATTCCTTAGGGTTCTCCCGGCCCGTGAATGCATTCCAGGCATGGGCTAACCTGGTGCCGAAGGTATCAGCCAATTCGTTTAGCCCTCCTCATCATTCGAACGCCTCCTTATTTAGCTTGAATGCCACGAAGGCATCGAGCATCGCAGCCACCGAGTCGATCTTGGCGTCGCGACGCTTCTTGAGAAGTTTACGGTTTCCATTGGTGTCTTCGAGCGTGATGCAATTACCCATCGTGAACTGCATAAGAACTTCATCGAATAAGAGACAACGCTCTTCGGAAAGTTTCTTCAGCTCTCCTAACGGAACGGACTCCGTCTTGGCTCCCTGAATAACTTTCTCAATACCATAAGGACCGTTCTCTTTCTCCCAGCGGTCTACGAACTCTCTCGCATTGTACGGGTCGAACCCGAACGTCCGAACATCGTAACGAGAATCATCGATGAAACGATCCAGATCATCGTACACCTCCATCATGTCTAGAATGGAGCATTCGAGAACCTGTAGCGAACCCTCCTCGATAAATTCGTCGTACTTCCGTCTCATAGCCGTTGGAAGTTTAGCAAGTGTGAGACTCGAGATATAGCATCGAGTCTTTACGCCAAACTCGCCTCGACCCAGAGGAAACAGGAAGGTGAATGCGCAGAAGTCGTCTCCCTGCGAAAGGTCCGCGCCCATCGAACACGGAAGCCCCCAGAAATCTCGACGGCGGTGAGGTAACGTTTCTTCGTACGTGAAGAAATACGTATAACCCTCCATCGGGATTCCGAAGCGCTTAGCCAGAATATCGTTACGAGCCGAAGGAACGTGTTCCGCCCTCTCGACGTCGCGCTGATATGTCTCGTAAGATACCGTGATTCCGATATTAGGTTGCGCCTTGACCCACATTTCGGGGTTGGCTACTTCCTTAATATCGTCCAATCGATAGTACCAGATAGACGTATGTGGATCGTAGAACTCTCCTTTGAGAATCTTGAGAAGCTCGAGCTTCATAGAGTCTCCGGCAGAGTTTCGAACAGTTCCTTCGGAAGAAACGGCAAGGATAAGGTAATCCTTGATCTTCGAGGCGCCCTGCTCGATGGCACCGACAACGTCCTCCCGGATATCGCCAGACAACCACTCGTCGACCGTATTCATCTTGGTACGAAGTCCCTGAAGCTTGTCGATTGTCATTGGACGAACTTCGAGAAGACTTCCCGTTAGCGTATTCTCGATACCCTTCTTGGAAGGGAAGAGTTTAGGCCTGAGCGCTTTGTTGGAGGTCGCATTCTGGCTTCCAATAGTCAGAAACTTAAAGAGAGGACCTCGTTCCCGAACGATAGCTGTCCGGAAAGCGCTCATAACCTCTTCGGCCTGCTTCATCGTGGGAGCGGTGGTGATCTGATGCGTTGTGGTGGTATCAATCACCAGAAAGTATGCTTGAAGAAGAGTCTCGTATAGAGATTTCGCAGCACCTCGACCAACAATCAGATACTGTTTGTTCGTCAGTCGGAGCTTTACTTTCTGTCTCTCGAAATGACCGCCGTGACCGTTCTCATTCGGAACATACACGGACCGCTGCTCGTAATACCACCAACCGAAGATTTGTTCGGCCCATAGAAGGAAGCTGTCTAGAAGTTTCAGTTCCTCACCGTCGGTCAACGTCATCTCTGCCTCAGCGAATCGGACAAAACCCTCGACGGCTCGGTCATCATAGTAGATGTTCGGATCAGCGATGAGCCCATCGATCCGATTCATCTCCATAGCGATCTCCCGACACACCGGAATATCGCCTCTAAGCACCTTGGCTCGAAACTCGCCGTAGTACTTCGGCGTCGCGGTGTTGCTGAGCATCGCTAAACTCCTATTTTGACTTTGGGTGGTTACACCTTTCGGTGGTTACGCCGATTCTGTCGCTTCTCAAACTCCTTGCGGCGTTCAGAGTTTCGAACAGACGCCATATTACCGCCAAGAACACGAAGAGCATACTTCGGAGCACCGAGACGCTTAGCGGTCTCGAGGTGACCAACAGCCTTCTTCGTGGCTCGAGCGTCTTCACGAATGCCAGCGCGCTTCTTCCTATAAGCGGCGTCAATCTTACCGTAGCCCTCTTCGAGCTTAGAGACCTTCGCGTCACTTCGCTTCATAGCAGCGGCGCCGGCGCGGTGGGCTTCCATACGCCGCTTACCAGCTCGTCGAGCAGACTTGAAGGCGTCGTCGTAGGCTTTATGGCCTCGCTGCTCCTCGGCTTCGATCTTCTTGTTGAGAGCGTTGGTGCTACGGTTACGCTGATTCTTGGCTACGATCTTAGCATGTCGAACACCCCAGCGCATACCGCGCACTCCGAAATGTGCAAGAACTTCGTCGTCGTAATGTACATCCATTAGAATCACGCAAGCTTTCGAAGAGTAGACTTAACATAGACAGGTTTGGCCGCCTGCTTAGCGAGAGCTCGGGCGAAGGCCTTCTTTCCAGAGTTATAGGTGGCGCGAGCAACCAGGGAGGCCGGTGGAACTTTGCCGTTCAGAACGCCGATTCCGTAAGCGGCGGCACCAGCAGTCAAAGCGAGGCGAACCTTGGTATTTCGCTTCCACTTATCATATGCGGTCTTCTGACGGCGACCCTTAAGAACTCGCTGCTTCCTGACTCCTCGGCGCATACCCTTGACTCCGTAATGCGCGAGAAAATCATCTGGACGTTCGTAGATCATTTCATAAACTTTCGTACAGTATTGAACCCGTTGGAAATCTTCTCGGCAGAAGAAGCATCAAACCCGCCGGAAACCGCCTTGTCGAGAAGGGCCTTCATGGCGTAGCCGGCAGCGGCTCCAGCAGCAGCGCCGGCAATCTTCATAGTAACATTGGCGAAGTTCTCAGCATACTTCTCGCCGAGCTTCTTGCGGTACTTACTTTGAGGCTTCGCCGTCAGGTCTCGATACTGCTTCTCGAGGTTGAGCCTATTCACCCGACGCTGTAACTCTTTGTTAGAGAGCTTATGGTTCGGAGTGGCGGAGTGCGCGTGCTTGTAATCACCGTGCTGGTTCGTCAAACGTGACTTAGACACGCTGGGTCGCTTCTTTCGAACACCCCACTTCATACCCTTGACACCGAAATGCGCCAGAACGTCATCTACGGAATCAAAAGTCATTTTGACTCACTTTCCGCGAGGACCTGAATCCGCCACTCAAGCTCGCTGATCTGTTTCTCGATGGCTGTCTGAACGAATGAGTTCGATGGCGGATCGAAGAGCAGTCTACAACGAAGATAGACATAACTCCGAACGAGATATAGAGACATCTCCGGCTTGAACACGTCTTCCCAGACAGGTCCTGACCCGGTTATAAACTCTCGATAGTCGGTAGCTCCAAGTTGGCGAAGAGTTGAGATAGCGGTGTTGATATGCATACAGATATCGGTATCGAAACTGTAGCCTCGGCTATCTACTCCCAAAACCTCTTTAACGTCTTCGACGATTGATGACATTTCACCTCCAAGGAACGGTATCGTTGGGAGCCCGATCGGGCGGTAAACTGTATAGTAAACTCTTGTCGCCGAAATGAATGGCGTTGTGAGTCTCAAGAGTTGTTGTTATCAGATACTCGGGATTGAGTATGTCTGGATTGTAGTCCTCTAGATCTTCCGGGCAAATCGGATTCATATGATGAACCAGAATATCACTATAGATCTCCCGGTCGTCTATCCCCAGATCACAAGCGTTGTCTCGAAGTATTACTTCGTTCCTGGCGGACAACCATTCTGGAGATCTGTAGAATCTTTGGTTCAAATAACGGTCAAACCCGAAAGTGCTTGCTCCGACGCTTCCGCCTAGCTTCAGATACTCGTATCGGTCCTCAAAAGTCCTCAGACGAAAAAGCTCGGTTACATTGAGTCTCTTGTCCATCACTCATCACCTTGATAGGACCGCATCGCCGAGATGGCCTCGGCCATAAGACGTTCGGTGTTGGTGTTAGAATCGAGAACCGTCTTCTTAGACTCAAGAACGGCATTCTCACGACGCAGCTTCTCGAGTTCGAGCTCCTCACGAAGAGTTCCGCGTTTGAGAAGTTGTGAAACGATCATTGGGGATGCGGTACCATCCCTTAATTGGCGCTCGGCGAGCTCATAAGCAAGCCCGATGAGGATATGCTCCTGCTTTTCCGGGGTGGTAGCCCCTGAGACCCGAGACTTTTTGGTGCCTCCCACTGAGTTACCTCCTAGTCCGGGAAGTAATGAAATAGATCTGGGCAGTTCGACTACAGACTCAACGACTTCTACCCGCCTTTCAAGGGGTACCAATCCTTGAATACTCGTCAGGAAGGAGCACCACAGAAAACCCAACGGTGCAGGGAAATCGTTGAGCCTGTAGCCGAACTGCCCAGATCGAAATCGCAAGCCTCAAAAATCCCCGCGGGGAAAAAATAAAG